ATCTAGGGGGAACTTTTTAGTCCATTTGCCTTTGTAGACTTTGAGGTTATCGAGGTGGGTATTTTCAAAGTAGGGGTGTTGGCACTTGGAGCAATGGTAGATAGGTCGGCCGGTAGAGGAGTTCCGTAGGAAGGTAAGGGGATTGTTGGGACAGGGGCAGATTTTAGTCATTGGATAGTTTCCATCCTATTGGGGTATTTGAGGGGTTACGAGATACGGTAATAGAGTGTTTGTTTTCGCAGGAATAGCGTTTGGCGTTCAGGCCGATATAGCTTTTGGACTGGATGGTAAGCATGTCACAGGTGGGGCATCGGTAGCGGTAGATGACACCGGTGGAGGCAGAGATTACAAGGGCTCTTACTTTAGAGGTTTTGAGGTCCGGGTCGGTTCCTGTGTAGGGAACGGTGATAGATGGGTTTGAGTAGGGGGATGGGGTAGGGAAAGAGGTGGAGGAGGGTAGTTTGGGGTAGGAGTAGTGGCCGCACTGGACGCAGGCGGAGTAGGTCCCGTGGTGGTCACGGGATTTGGTCATAGATCCCTGGCATCTGGGGCAGGAGGTCATTTGAGGGTTTTTATGACCTCTTCGATGTCTGAGGGACGCCAGAGGTAGGACTCGACCGGGCAGTCAGAGAGTTGGGAGAGCCATTGGAGCTGGGATGGGCTGGGTTTGGAGCGTTTGGAGTCGGTCTTGAGCTCTGCGAATATAATCCTGGGAGAACGCACCATCGCGCAGTCGGGGAAGCCTCTTGTAGAGTGATCTGACCTCCAGGTGTGATAGTAGAGCCAGCCAAGGCCCTCGGCCAGCTTCTTTATGTGGGACTCCCACTCGGCCTCTGTCTTGAAGAGCTTCAGGGTAGATGGGTCTATTAGATCGACCATTAGTAGCGTCTGCCCTGGCTATGGGCCGGTACCGAGGGGTCTGTGTAGCGGTTGTAGCGCTTGGTGGGACGGCTGGCGAAGCGTCGTGTGTTCTTTAACCAGTTCAAGAAGGTCGATCGTATCTTGGTGCGGCGCCGGCCCTTAGCCGTAGAAGTGAGCCACTCCAAGCATTTTACAGCCTCTGCCTCTAAGTCCACGTCGCTGAATCTTTGCTCCACTATGGATACGAAGTCTTCGTTTGCCTCGAACTTAGGGTGGGCGCTCAATATACCAATCCACCCGGACTCTTGGATCATAAATTCCTCCCAAAGGGTACGGTTCATAGGGAGCCCCCCTTACCCCCCATTGATTTGAAGGTAAGAAAGGTCGGTTCACGCCCGGTCTGAGCCTCCGCCTGGGCTGGAACTCTGCTGTGCAGAGGACGGATTACGCACTCGTTATTTGCGGGTGGCGTCGTGCGCTAGGACTCCGGGTTCCCCCCTACGCCGTTGACCACGTCCCGTCCGAGCAGTTTTTGATCGGACTTGCTGCAAAAAGGTCCTGTGGTCTTTTGGATATCATTGATTCTTAACAAAGCAAAAAAAGACCCCGGCCAGAAGTCCATAGAGAGGGTATGATCACCGCCCGCAGCCTGACCGGGGTCTCTTGGATTATAGCAGAACCAGACGGTGATCATTTCTGTATCTTGGACTGCTTTTGTGATTCTGTCAACCCCTGCGCCTCGTGGACTTTGAGCGCCGCCTCGTGTAGGGTTCCCAACAGAGGCCCCATGCCCGTATGACACTCTTAGAAACTATCCCCGACCTGAACGACCTGTCTCTCATGGAGCTTCTCTCACTATGCCCCCCGGCACCCAACGAGCACCAGTGGGAGATCCTTCAGTCCGAGAAACGCTTTTTGCTCGTCTCAGGCGGAGAGCAGGCGGGAAAGTCCCTCACCGCTTCCAAGTTTTTGGTGCGTAAAGCCTTTGAGGACGATGAGGACAACCTCCTCTACTGGCTCGTCGCAGCAGACTACGACAGGACACGGGCAGAGTTCGACTACATCGCAGAACACTTCGCCGCCCTGGGATTCCTTGCAGAAGTCTCAAAAAGAGTCGATCCCGGCCGCATTACCCTCAAGGACGGCACCCGGATAGAGACCAAGTCCGCAAAAGACCCCAGAACCCTCGCCATGAGAGCGCCCCACGGTATCGTCGCCTGCGAAGCGTCTCAGCTAGACCTGGAAACCTTTCACAGACTATCCTCACGCCTCGGCCCCCGCAGAGGCTGGCTCTTTATGTCCGGGACACTCGAAGGCTCACTCGGCTGGTACCCGGCCCTCATTACCGCGTGGCAAGGTGGCTACGGAGAGCAACAGTCATTCAAGCTGCCTACTCCTACGAATACCGCAGTATATCCTGGCGGATACGACGATCCCGAGATACTCAGGATGAAACGCGAGTCCTCGGACGACTATTTTTTGGAGCGCATCATGGGCGAGCCCGTGCCGCCCCACGGACTGGTCTTTGCCTCGGACTTCAGGCCCGACGTCCATATCCGTAACGTCGAGTACGAGCCTGGGAACAAGGTCTATATCTGGGAGGACCCCGGCTACGGCTCCGACAGCGCCCACGCTATGGAGATCGCACATATCATAGACGGGCAGGTCAGGGTATTCGACGAGATATACGAGAACGGGATGATACTCTCCGATTTGATATCGATTGCCATGAGCCGGCCCTGGTGGCGGGAGGAGAAACACGTAGTCTCCGACCCGCACTACAAAGACCAGCACCATGCCCACAACTCCGTCTCGGAGATATGGTACGACCTCACCGGCCTGACCGTCTGGGGCGACAGGGTACACATCCTGCCCGGTGTCGAGCGTATGAAAACCTTCTTGAAGCACGATCCTACCAACGTCCCGCGTATCGTCTTTAATCCCCGCTGCAAAGGGATTCTTTCCGAGTTCGGCGCCGGTACGTCGCCCTTCCCACAGTTCGAGGGACAGATACGCGCCTACCGCTGGAAGACCGACCGGGACGGCAACGTGGTTGGCGAAACGCCCGATGACCGCTATAATCATGCTATAAAGGCCGTGACCTATGGCCTCGTGGAGGCGTTTGGCTACGTGATGAAGAAGGACCTCGCATCCAAGGTGAAGGTCCAACGCTGGTAGCCTGAGAGGCCCAAGTGCCCGGACCGAGAGGGCGCAATGCCTAAATGTGAGCCGGCAGAGATAGTAGCAGCAGTAGAGCGACACGCTACCGAGACGTCGCCCCTGCGCGACCGGATGGACGGAGACTATTCCCTCTATCGCTTAGACGAGTACACCGGCGAAGAGGACGACGAGCAAGGCTACCGCCACTTTACCTCGAACGAGCCCATGACCTACGCAGACAAGGTCATGTCCTGGCTCAACGACGCTAACCTCACCGCCCGTATCCCTACCAACGGCCGAGACTCCGACACACGGGAGGCAGACACCAACAAGGAGCAGTTCGTCATAGGAATGCTCCGTGCCGCCGACGAGCGGCTCATGCGTCGAGCCCTGCTCCCCATAAAGGAATCCTTCGCCTTCCAGGCAGCTCTTCGGGGCTGGGTGGCCGTAAGGCACCTGATCGTGAAGCGTGAGGACGGTTCGAGCTACGTCGATATCATGCCGTGGGACCCTCGCAATACCTACTGGAGCATGGGCGCCGACGGGCTTGAGTGGATCTGCTACCGGATGCGTAAGTCCCGATCGCAGATCATGAGCGAGTACGGCGTCGATATTCCACAGGCCGGCGATACCGAACGCCGCGGGATAGATGTCTACGACTACTACGACGGGGAAACTAACTCCGTCTGCACCGCAGATTTAATTCTAGTTGACTCCGTCCCCCACGCAGGGGAGCAACTCAGCGAAGACCTGGGCTATCCCTTCGTCCCGGCCACCGTTATCCCGGTGCCCACGACACCCATGGTGCAGACCGAGACCATCGACGACACGATAGAGGACTACGGCGAGTCCGTCTTCAAGGCCGACCGACGGCTCTACAAGCACGTTAATATGATAATGTCGGTGCTCACCGAGCTCGTATCCAGGGCTCGGAAGCCACCGTCTACATACACCTCCAGGGATGGCTCCAAGGCACTGGAGGAAGATCCGTTCCAGACCGGCACCGAGATACCGCTGGCGGAGGGGGAGCGCTTCGAGGTGCTCGACCTTCTGAGGGCCTCGCCGGACACGGCACCCTATATTGCGATGATTACCGGCATGGTTCAGCGCGGCGCCCTCCCGTACTCGGTCTACGGAGAGATCCAGTTCGCCCTCTCCGGCTACGCCATAACCACCCTGAAGCAGGGTATAGACAGCGTCCTGCGCTCCCGCCTCAAGGCGATGGAGCACGCCTACTTACAGGTGGCACAGTCCTTGTGCAGCCAGTATGCCACGGGCTCCTTCGAGGCCATGACGCTCTCCGGGCGAGACCGGATGCGTAACTACTTCAGTATGGAGTTCAAGCCCGACGACATAAAGAAGGCGGGAGACCTGGAGATCAACCTTGTGGGCAATTTGCCGCAGGACGATGCCGCCAAGATGGCCGCCGCACAGATGATGCGCGAGGGCAAGGTTCCTCTCATGCCCGATCGCTGGATACGCGACGACTTCCTTGGCCTTCAAGACGTGGACCAGATCGACAGGCTCCTCAAGGAGCAAGTAGGTGAGCGCGGGCACCCTCTGGCCGGTACCGTCGAGATAATGAAGGCACTCGCCGAGCAAGGCAGACCCGACCTGGCGCAGATTTACTACGTCCAGGCTATTGGAATGGTAAAGGAGCTCTTCGGACAGGTCATGGG